ACGAACTATCTTTCCTGGCACTATTTTACCTTTATGCGGCACTCTTACAATAGTACCAACTTTTAATATCTCCTTGCCTTGACTGCCCGCAAAATTTTGACCTAGCGGTTTGTGCCCGCGTGGATCCTGTAATCCTTGCAATCGGTCGTAACCAGTAGCATCAAAACGTGCTTCATCAGTTTTTTCCTTCATAGAATTAATAAATTTTCTATAAACGCCTGCTGCTTCGCTTTTACCTGCTGCTTTTGCTCGTTGTTCCATAGCAACTGCAGCCTGTATCTTATGAGCATGACTGCGGCCGCTGTTTCTAATTTTACTAACACTTTTTCTAGCATCATCTGCTGTAGCAAATTTCAATCCAGTAATAGTGCCTTTAGGATTTTCATCTGTATATAAATCGCTATGCTTTTTGCTATTAGCAGGTTGTCCGGGCTTTCTTGCTATTCTTTTACCTTCCTCCAAACCTTGCAACTCACCAGTCATTTCATCTAAACTTTGTTTCACTTTAGCATCATACTCTAAACTGTCAGCTACACTATTTAGGTAATCGGCTGCAAGTGTTATATAACTCTGCTGCCAACCCATCAAACCGTCATCTTCACTACGATTTTTTAGTATTTGAAAAATACGCATTGCATTTTTTGCTGCTGCATATAAATCACTACGTGCCATTTCAACCTCATGGTCGCGGCGATCTTCTTTATGTGAAATAAAACTTTTATCCTTCATACGGCGCATGCCAGGAACAATAAGTACTTCTGCTTCTTTTACTTTGGTTTCGCTTAAACTTGCTTTAACTTCTTCTTTGGTTTTGCCGTATTTTTTCTTAAAATTGCCTGGATCCATATGTTCTAAATCATAGGCTAATTCTTTCATTTTGCCTTCGCTAATAACATTAGCATACTTCTTACCTTTAGCAACCTTAGGCGCTTTTGGTGGTTTTTGTGAGCGAGTTTGTGTTGCTCCTAATGGGCTTGCTACTGTTGCAATACTACCTGCGACTGTGCTTTCAGATAATTCATTTATACGCATAATATAATCCTATTATGTATTATTTATCAGAAAAACTCTAATATGATTATAGGTATCGTTTTTATATCAACAAATAAAGTAATTTATTATGATGTCTTTATGATGATTTATCTATCATATAATCTACAGCAGCCTTAACAAGATCATCTGATAAGTCAGATCGACCTCCCCTAGCAGGCATTACTCCCTGCTGTCCCTGATAGCCCTCTATAGCATGTTTATATAGTGTTTCTTTGCCTTGCGCTATTCTGACTGCCCAAGCAGCTTTGTCATCCGATCTAGGAGCACCCGCAAGACCGTTAAGATGACAAGCAGCGCATACTTGTTCATATACACCTATACCATCTGATGGTATTTCTAAAGCGACTATTACTGCGCCCTCTGCTGCTACTATTGCTAGTGATGAGTTATCCTGACCTGAAACTGCTACACGGGCTATAGCAAGATTGCTTTCGACCTGTTTGATATACTCTTGGTCACTAAATTTGTAGGTTGATTGTGTATTTTTTCCTACTTGCCACGCTACCGCAAACAATAAAATGACAACTACAAAAAGTATGCTTATTACATAACTAAAAGTATTGAAAAATTTTACGTCTTGACTTTCCACGATAATAATCCTTTGTTATTATCGTGCGTCATTGCCGTCTTTATCTTTAAATGTAAATCCTTGTTGTTTTTTGCCATCAACATATAAAGGTCCTATATTATCATTTAAATATTGTTGATTTTCCATACAAAACACGTAACTACCGCTGTGACGCAATAATACACGCCTATCGACCCAAACACGACCGCCTAAATCACGCCAGTTTTCACAGAACGTCCAGTCCTCACTATAGTATCGATTCTGACGCACTGCGGTATCAAAGTATGTTTTAAGGTGTACATCGTATTTAGGATCAAGACCAATATCGTTTTTATATTGTTTAACTGCTGGATGAGTCTTTAATTTTTCAAATACATGCTTTTTCATTAATAAGAAACCTGTGCCAGCTTTGCTAACTTCTTGTAAACCGTCTGGGCCTTCTTCTGCGCCTTCAAATCCATTAACTACCCACTTAATAGGCATAGTCTTCATTGGGTACAATCCACCAATCACATCTACATTTCTATTCAATAGAACTAGCAAATGCCATGGTTCCCAACCAATATCAGCGTCAACAAAGAATAAGTGAGTACTGTCTGGCATATCTAAAAACTTTGCTGTTAGCGTATTACGCGCACGACTAATTAAACTTTCATTAACCATTGTTTCTAGTGTCCAGTCTATACCCAACTGACGGGCAGTGTTTGCCCATTTGATGAAACTCATAAATGTAGACTCAGTAAGCATACCACCGTAACATGGCATTGCTATATGAACTCTGGTAGTCTTAAGAAAGTCTACATTTACTTGAACTTGATTTTGTCCTGGAGCAGGGGGCGCATTTTCTGCGGGGCCAGTTGCGCCTGTTGGGCCTGTTGGGCCTGTTGCTGCTTGATTTTCTACAATCTCCTGTAACTGTTCTACTGGTACAGTGTTTTCTTCCTTTTTATTTTTTGCCATGTTATCCTCTCAAAATGTATGAATATTTACAGTCTGAGAAGCTTGTGAAATTATTTTTCTGGTAGATAATCTATTGTTTCAGATACAGACTTTTTAGACTTTTTAGGCTTTTTATTACGCTTTTTCATATTGATAGCGATTGCTGCTTGCTGTGCTAGATTTGCTGCTTCTAGCATTTTTAATAGTTTTTGCTTTTGCTCAAGTGTAGCATTTGGTAACAGTGGTTGCATTTTTCGATAAAACTCTTTGAGTTTTTTGCCTTTAGGTTTTGGCATATTGAATTTAACAAGATTGTCTTTTGCTATCTTCATCATGTCTAATACTTCTTTATCACTCAATGATAGGCTCATTGAGTCACGCCATATTTTAAACTTTTCTTCCTCGCTCATATTAGGGTCTAGTAATGCGTTACGCATAGGTGTTGCTCTTGGCCCTTCGTGATAATCTTTACTACTTGGGTCGCTGCCAGGAGCCTTAGTATCTTGTCTACTCATTACAGTCAAGTTATCTAAGCCAAATGACTTATATGGTTCTACGCCCGTACTTTTTGCTGGCTTTAACAAATAACCAAATGCTTCTTTTTGATCTGCGCCTACAACTAATGCTACATCTTTGTAACCCTTACTACCTAAATCAGTCAATACATCGTTGAGTGTAGGTTTATCTTCTGAGGGTAAATTAAATATGTTTTTGTACTTAGGAAACTTCTTTTGATACATCTGTAGTTTCATTTCAGGTGGAATAGGATCGTCTTTACCAAAACTGCGTGAAACGATAAAGAATGGTTGTGCGTCTGTACTTTGTGCTTGATGTATAACTGCGTTTGCTAATGCGTCATGACCTGTATGACCCATACCACGCCCCCAACCTAACACAGCCTTTTTACCTTGCTGTTCTTTTAGTACGCTTTCTTTTGGGCTCCATGTTGGTTGATCAATGACCTTAATAAACTGTCCTGGTATATCATAGTTAAACTTGCGTCCTGGATGTGCCTGTGCATAACCTTCTGGTTTTGTTTGGCGTATGCCACCATGACTCATTTGATTTAGTTGATTGATGAAGTTTGTTTTTTCTCTACTTAATACTTCTATAGCGCCTAGTGTTGCTAGCATTCCTTCTTTGTCTGCTAACATTGTTTTTGCTTTATTAGCACTTAGATTTGTCTCAGCCCATTGTGGGAAATCACGCATCAATCCATCTCTACGCAAATGGTCATTTAAGTAAGAATATAGTTCTGCTGCTGGTTTGCCTAAGCCAGGCTTTGGTTTAAGATAGTTGTCAATTTTTTGTGCGTGTGACTTAATAAATTTTTCAGCGTTATCAAGCATCTTTGTATCAACTTTCACAGGTTCTTGTACAAATGTAGTACCCTGTACTAATACATCAGATGTGCTTAAATTCTGTGCATCAGGGAAACGTTGCTCGTCACTTGAGCCTAATGCAGGATAATAACCTGTAGCAGCAACTCCTACTTTCGCTCTAGCAATCTTTTTACCTAAATCACTATCTGCTGGTACATGAAATTCTGTAATGTTTGGTTGAAAGTCATATGTGTTTGTTTCTTTATTGAGTACAGGCATAGCACTTTGACCATCTGGCTTAGTACCTGGATAGAATAATAATCCACCTTCAATAAATCCTTGTTTAGGACTAATCTTTTCAAAATATGGCCACAACATAGCAAACTGTTTAGCAAATTTAGCACGTTCTTTAGGATCACCTCTCCCTGTGCCTAATATAAACTTAGCAACATCTTGTGGTGATTTAGTTAATGTAGGTGCCCCACTAGTTGTTTGTGTTGAACCACGCTTTAGATATGCCCATGCATTCTTGGGAATCATCATAAAGTTGCCACTTTCATCACGACCCCAATATACTACAGGCATCCCGTCCCACTTTAATTCAAGGCTACCACCTGTTGTTGCCATGTCACGCAATCTTTCTATTGCGTGTAGTCCACCATAACTACCATGACTCAATATTAAATCTTCAATATGTTGATACTTACGACCTACATCGGTTGCTTCTGAGATTTGGTCTGAAAAATATTTGTCTTTAATTGCTTGATATTTCTCAGGATATTTTTGTAGCGCCTTCATCAACTTTGTAGGATTGCCCATATCGTCTGCTGATGCTGTTGGTCCTATAATGATTTTGGCAATCTTATCTTTGTCATTAGTCACTAATTCTTTTGTTTCACGATCTACTAAACCCTTATATGGGCTCATCATTAAACTACTATGACCTTTAATACTACTCATGTTAGCAAGATCAGCCCACATACCATGTAGTGTGCCGCCCTTCATTGTTGGGTCGGTATAATCGTGTGTATGTAATGGCACCGCTGCTTTAGCATTTTCTACAGCCATTAAATCTACTTGAACAATATCATCACCAGCGCCTGTAGGTATACCAACGTGTATGCTAACTCCTGTTCGTGCTGCTGGTAATCCTTTATCTTTAAAATAATCTTCTAATGCTTTGCGACTGAGTTTTAATTCTTTAGCAGGAAATGCTTTCATTAATTCGCCTGCATCAATCAATGCGTCAATGTCACTACTAATTTCTTTTTTGCCTGCACTACCAATTGGATATAAGTTTATACCTTTTGGTAAAATCTTTTGTAGGTTTTTTACAGCGGTAAGAAAGTTAGCCTTGTTAATAGGTTTGGCATTTGGAATAACATTGCCGCCCTCTTGTAAAATCATATTAGTAACTCAACTTAACAAAGTTTACAATACCATATTGAAAATCTTCAATCTTAGCACGTAGATATACAAAGTTACCTTCAATATTAGTATATGTGCTTATATTTGCATTTGCATTGTTACTTGATTTGTATACCTGAAAATAATCAGTTGTCGAACTGTTTGCACTAAGTGTTGCTTCAATTATAATATTACCAGTAAAATCTGTAGTTTTAAAATTAATAGTTTGTAAATCTTCATTACCTAAATAATATCCGGCTGCTGGTTGAGCATTACTTGTAAGAGTATAAACATTAGCAGTACCACCACCGTCATATGTGGTTTGTGGAAATAGTATCAGTATAGTTTGTTGGCTCACGCTTTTAATACCTCTACGACTATACCCTCGCCTACAAGTTCTTGGGCTACCTGTTCTAGTGCTTGCTCTACGTCTTGCCCTGTAATATTTTCCTGTGCTTTATCTGTGTCCTTTACAATCTTGCTGAATTTTATTAAAAGAACCTCTTCCACTATTTTAGCCATAAAAACTCCAATTTCTCAGAGTATTTATCTACTTTTACTGCTCTTTTGCTAGAGTATAGGTTTTACCCAACATATCTGAAAACCACATGCTTAAAACGTATAGCATTTTCTCATCGTTATATTCTACAAAAAACGACCCGTGCATGTATCTATAGGCATGCCAATTATTAGTAGTAAAAAGATGATTTGCTAAACCCCTACTAAAATGTAAAGTTTTATACATATCTACTAGTGCCCTAACATTATCACTAAAGTCTTTTGGCATGCGTCTAGCCTTAAAATATGTTCTAAATTTATATTTAGGCTGACGCCTAAAATATAAGGTCTTTGGATCATGGCATATTGCTTCATACAATTTTAGTTGCGGGTCCAAATTATCTAAGGTTTTAAGTAATTGCAGTTCATTACTAAAGAAACTTACGCAGTCTTGCTGAATTCTTATTACACAGCGTTCTTTTCCAATAAGGGTACGCCACGTTATAAATGCAGCGATTTGGTCTATATTAACTTCGTCCCAATATTCTTGCCAATCGTCATCTATCACTCTTATGCCGTACTTAGTACGATTCGTTTCACGCAACTTTTCCATGCGCCCAATAAATGTAGATATATCGGGCGTATAATAGGTGTAGGACGCCCCTTTGATTTTGCAAACTGCCTTGTACGAAAATTTATTAAAGTATAGTTTGTTTCTTTTTTCAATTTTCAATTTTGATAATTCCATCTTCACCAATACTAGCACTAGTTTTTTGTGTCACATTAAATGTAATATTATCATCATTATCTAATATAGCCATAATATTTGCATTATTAATGCGTTCAAAAAGAATTTTCTTACTTAATGGTACTCGAATTAATTCATCAATTTTACGTGCTAGAGGACGTGCGCCCATCTTAGTATCGTATCCCTTTTCGGCAAGATATTCCACAACTGGTTCACTTAAGTTAAGTGTAATATTGTGTTTCTCAACTAATGCTTTCTTAACATCTTCAGTAAATTTAACAACAATCTTCTTAATGCTAAGTAGATCCAACTTTTTAAACTTACATACTTTATCAAGACGATTTCTAAACTCTGGTTTAAAGAAGTCCTTAAATGCTTTATCATCCTCTCCAGTCTTTTGCAGATCACCGAATCCAATATTGTTACGCTCACTATCAGCACTGCCAAGATTAGTTGTTAAAATAATTACACAGTTTTTACAACTTACTTCCTTGCCATTACTACCAGTAATACGACCTTCGTCAAGAATTTGCAAGAAGATATTAAAAATATCTGGATGTGCCTTCTCGACTTCATCAAAAAGCATAATAGCATGTGGGTTTTTACTTAGATCACTAATGAGTCGCCCACCCTGTACTTGACTATCACTAAAGCCAACATAACCAGGGGGAGGGCCAATCAAAGCACTCACAGTATACTTTTCGCTATATTCGCTCATGTCATATTTCAATAATGGCATGTCAAGGTTCTTGCTTAATAATTTTGCTAATTCAGTTTTACCTGTGCCAGTTGGACCCATAAACAAGAAACTTGCTATTGGCTTAGTTTCATTATTAATACCTGCAAATGAAACGTATATACGTTCCAATACATTGTTTACTGCTTCATCCTGTCCATATAATTTGTCTTTAATATTTGTATCTAAACTATTAATGCGTTCAAAGTTATCGTTATTAAGTTTGTCAGCAGGAACTCCTGTATATTTTTCAATCTCATCGAAAATCATACTTTTAGTAATTTCAATATTCTTGTTACCTTTTACCTTTTGTTTTGCACAGGCTGCATCAAGTAAATCAATACTCTTATCAGGGTTTTTACGATCAGGAATATATCTTGTAGCCCCATCGACTGCTGTATCAATCGCTTCTTGGCTTATAGACACTTCATGGAAGTCACCCAAACGCTGACTTAAGCCATTAAGTATACGAATAGTACTTTCTTTACTTGGCTCGTCTACAGTAATTTTAAAGAATCTACGCATTAAAGCACGATCTTTTTCAAAACTTTCATAGAAATCTTCCCAAGTTGTTGAAGCAATGACCTTAAGTTTGCCCTTTGTTATGGCAGGCTTAATCATGTTGCTAAAGTCAACACTTCCGTTTGAACTGCCACCAGCACTTTTCATGGTATGTGCTTCATCAATGAACAAGATAGCTTTCTTTTTGGTTGATAACGCATCGATTACATTCTTTACCTTTTCTTCAAAGTCGCCGCGATATCTTGATCCTGCAAGTAGTCCTGCTACTTCAAGACTATACAAATCATAACCCTGTAAGAATTCAGGTACTTCATCTAATACAATAGCCCGTGCAATACCCTCAGCAATAGCAGTTTTGCCAACTCCAGGATCGCCGACCATCAACACATTACTTTTAAAACGTTTTGCTAATACATGGATAATATTTTCTATTTCTTTGTGACGCCCAATAACAGGTTCAATTTTATCTTCTTTTGCAAGATTAGTAAGATTTGTAGTATATTCACTTAGTACTTCGTCTGCTTGACTTTCTGTTAATTGTGTTGAATATTCTCCGCCCTTATATGTTTTTTGCCAGTGTAGTAAAAATTCCTGTCTATTGATACCATACTTTAATAAAAAGTAATGCGCATGACTATTGTTTTCAGCAGCAATACTTAAATATAAGTCAAGTGTAGTAACCATGCGACGACCAGTGAACAATACTTGTGTAACACTACGATTCATCACACGTTCTAGACTATTGGTTTTACGTGGCTTACAATCTGGATCTCTACTTTTAATTGCGTGAAATCCTGAAATATAATTTTGCAGTTCACCAATAAACATATCCGTTTCGCAACCAAATCCACTCAAGCATTTCTTAAATGGCTTGTGTGTAACAAGTGCTAATAGAAGATGTTCCACTGTAACATATTCGTGATTAAAACTTTTTGCAATGGTAACTGCTTGTTCAATAATATTTTCAATTTCGGGTGAATTTTGCATATATGTATTTAATTTCCTTTATTACGTAATATACTATCAACAATATCTTGACTAATGTTATCAGGTATATATGGCTTTAGCAATATTAGTTGGTCACCATATTGCATAGTATTTGGTATTGGCATACCTTGATTAGTTAACTTAAGTTGCATAAACGGTTGAGTTTTTGCAGGTACATTTACATTTAATACTCTACCTGATATAGTCATAAAATCAAATTTGGTTCCCACAATCAAATCTAATACACTAATACTATGATTGCTATACAAATTATCTCCTTCACGGTCATACGACAGATGGGGCATAACAACGAATTCAACAAGTAATGTTGCATTAGTAAATATATTATCTAGTCTAACTTGTTGTCCACTTTGTATGCCTTTAGGAATTTCTACATTTACAATTTTTTGTCCCTGAGCAGTATTTAATTTTAACGTTTGGCTACTGCCGTTATATGCATCTAGCAATGAAATTTTAATCTGTGTTCGCATTAACTGTCTTTGGTTTCTTCGTTGACCAAATGCATTATTATTAAAGATTTGTCCGAATATGTCATTCATATCCATACCTGGACCCATGTTAAATTGAAATCCTCCAGGGCCCATATGAAATCCTTGTGGCTGAGGATTATCATATTGTTGACGTTTTTCACTATCGCTTAATGTATCGTAGGCTGTTTGAATTTCTTGGAACTTTGTAGTATTGCCGCCCTTGTCAGGATGATGCTGACTAGCGAGTTTACGATAGGCTTTTTTGATTTCATCAGGCGTAGCAGTTTTGCTTACGCCCAAAACAGCATAATGATCCATGCTCAAATTTTAACAGTTTTAACTCTTCTTAGCAAATTTTTCGGCGCCGGTAATACCCAAACCGCCAATTACTATCCACATCATTGCATTAAACAATTCTGGAGTAACTTTATAGACTGAGAATTGATCTATAAAATAACTAACCAATATTGCCAAAAAGGCTAAAAAACTAATTACTCTTTTAGAGGACAGCATTGAAGCATCACTGCTGTCTGCTAACATTCCTTTGAGATTTTGTAAAATTTTATCCATATTATAATCCTGCTGCTGATTTCATGTTATCTAGTTCTGCGTCTGGTACTGAAGGTTCCGCTTCAACATCAGGGCGTTCTAAATTAGCAATATCACGCATTTGGTTAAGTTCATCTTCTTTATCTTCTTTGCGCTTTGCTCTAGCATACTCTCTAGGGCTTAATTCAATAACTTGTTTTAATATTTCTTTATCTGCTTGATATGTATTATCATTTACTTTTATTTTGTAATCTTCTAAATCTAATGCAGTTAAAGTTTTTAGGTCACTTAATAACTCTACAATTCTTTCTGGCACACTAAGTCGGCGTTGTAATTCTACGAATACTAACCACTTTCCATTATCGAGTTCACCGTCACTAACTGCTGCGTCCTTTACAAAATCATAGCCTGTTTCGAACCAACTTACTAAATCTTCTCCGCATTTTTCAGATCCTACAATAAATGTAAGTGTTACTAAATCTTTATCTTTGCCCATTTTAGCAGAGTATTCGTCCACAGTTACAACTGGTTCTACCTCATTTTTCATGTCATGGTAGTCTAGTGCTTCATTTAAATGTCTCATAACGGTACTGCGCCCTGTAACGCTGATACATCAATAGCAGCGTTAACATCAGTGGCTTCGTCTGCTTTTGTAGTTTTGTCCATATCTTGTTTATAACTATCTTGTAATTCTTGTAAGTCAATCTTTTGATCAGCAAGTTCCATACTACCTTGTTTAATGTTGTCAAGTAGTGACATCGGTAATCTAACTTTAACTAGCCAAACTTTAGTTTTAATCATTTTTGGATAGTTAGTACCAGGAACGAAATCATCGTAATTTTTTACTTGTATTGGAATATCTGTTTTCTTGCAGGTAAAATAACATTTACCCCCAATTGATAAAATACGTTTTGCCCCGCGAGGATCTGGCATTAAATTATAGGGCCACATAAATGTGCAAGTAATACTATAACGATCAATTTCTGGACCGTCTACAATCTCGCCTAATATCCAATTTTTATATGCGTACAAATCTATGCTATCTAGTACACGTTCAAAGTCTAGCAAAACAGACATAGATCCGTCGCTAGTTAATATTCCTTTAAGGTTAGTAACTATGCTAACAAAGTCTACATCATTAAAGAATTCGTTTGCTGGTAAATTTTCAGACATATTGTATTTATCAAAAAGACAACTTAGCGGTTCATTGTTTTATAGACTGGTGTTGTATATTTATCACCTTTTTACAACACAAATAGCGTTAACACTTAAGGTTTATAAAGGCTTTAAATATTATTGTACTGTTATAAAAAGGAGGTACAAATTGGGCAAGAGAAAAACTGGTGAGTTACGTAAAGAACAACAGAAATACATCAATAAAAATTATGTAAAAACAATCAAAATTCAAGAAAATACAGTAAATCTTGTTACAGAAAATTATAAACGAAACAATAAAAAACCTATTGTACTGCTACCGCAGTCAGTCAATCAAGAAAAATACATCCTATCACTAATCGACAGAGACTTAGACATCGTAGTTGTATCCGGTCCAGCTGGCACCGGTAAGACGTACTTAGCGATGCTAGCCGCGATCAAGTCCCTAAGACAAGGCGACTGCGATAAGATCATATTGACTAGACCTGCGGTAGCGGTCGATGATGAAAAACATGGATTTTTACCCGGTGATTTAAACAGTAAAATGGAGCCCTGGGTAAGACCATTAATTGATGTTGTTCAGGAGTTTTATTCTATTAAGGAAATAAAATACATGCTAGAAGAACAGATAATTGAAATTGTTCCATTAGCATTCTGTCGTGGTCGTAATTTTAAAAATGCTTTTATCATATTAGATGAAGCACAAAATGCTACACCAAGTCAATTAAAAATGTTAATGACACGTATTGCAGAAGGTAGTAAAATAGTCATTACAGGAGATATTGATCAAACAGACAGACGAACAATAGATAATGGTATATATGACCTTATACAAAGACTAAATTTTAAACCTACAAATAGAATTGATGTTTGTAAGTTTGAAACAAAAGATATCAGAAGACATCCAATTATTGAAAGTGTGTTAGCACTTTATAATTAGAATTTTTTCTTTTTATCTTGTTGCGCCTTAAATGATATTGGAGCGTCACGCTCTAGTTGTGTGACGAGGCTAGGATATACCTTTCTATAATACTCGGCCAATTCATCAAAGGTCTTGTCAAGTTTTTGTCCTTCTATTACACACTTTTCAACTTTGCGTGTAGCAAAGTCCATAATTACGTGGCAGGTAGAACCATCACTCTTTTTTAAGGCTTTACGTACAACCAGTTGTTCATCAATTTGACCGCCTGGCTTACGAAAAAAGGTTAAACACAAATATCTCATATTAATACCTGTTTTATAGTTCTGATAATTCTGCTAGGGTAGCCGAAACTGCTATTTCAGAAATTGCAACTGATGGCAACACAGCCATGTTATTTTTAATAATTTGTATTGCCTTATCTTTCTTTTGATTTGTATCAGCCCATAAATCTAGGTTATTATACATCCAACGATAAATCTCTTCAACTCTAGTTGGATGCATATTTAGATGTTCAAGCAATTTCTTTCTTGCTTCATAGGCTTGCTTAGTTTTAAATAATTGAACTGCATTTACTAGAAACGCATCATCATCAGTACTAGAATTAATTAATGAATTAAGTTTACCATTAATGACACTTTGCTGTAATGTGTTTAGACACTTGCGTAAATCGGGATAACTTCCGCGCACATATGTGTCCAAAGTGTCTAAATCAAAATCGACATTTTCACTTACTAATACTGTAGCCGCTCTTGATGTGAACTCAACAATATCTGGATTATTAATGTGGAATTCCTGACAGCGACTTTTTAGCGCAGGAATAATACGATACTGATAATTGCATGTGAGTATATAGCGTACTGTCATGTGATATGCTTCCATATCATTTCTTAAAGCAGCTTGTGCATTAGGAGTAAGATAATCTGCCTCATCTAAAAGAACTACCTTTAACTTGCCAAACGGCATAGTCTGTACGAAACTGTTGATCTTTGTACGTAGGTTCTCAATACCATTTTCACGACTTGCGTTAATTTCTAGCACATCGTATGGGTCTATTTCAAGTGCTGATATAAGAACTTTTGCTAGTGTGGTTTTTCCAACACCAGGATCGCCGCTTAATAATAGATGTGGGATGCTTTCTTCAGCGATCCAGCGTTCAACAGTTTGGCGCTGAGTGTCATCAGCAAATACATATTCGCTAACAGTTTTAGGTCTGTATGCTTCGACCCAGAGTTTATTTTTCATACAACTAGATTATCTAAACTATAGTGTTTAGTCAAGTAATTAAATGCCCTTATCACTAAATGTAAGGTCGTTAACGGGTTCGTCGCTAACAAGCAATATGTCTTTTGGATCAACTTTGCGTATTACAACTTCGCCATTTTCATCTTCAATATTAATGCCACGTGTCCAACGACCATGACTGACCATAATATATTGTCCAACTTCTAATCCTTTTACTTCAGGGCCTAGTGCGTATATCTTACCCCAGCGTGGGCGTATACCATTACTTTTCATATCGTCATTAATAATCACGATACCACCATCACTTAAACGTTCATCAAACTTCATATCAGATACGATAATGGTATCCTTAAGTGGACGTATTTTACCAGTTTTTGTTAATCCATATGCCATATTACTTTTTTATCCCCTTGGCTTTAATTTTTTCTACTTCAATATCATGTTGTAGATCACTAATTAAATCTTTTTCCTCTTCAGTAAGAGTATATTCAGATTCTGGTGCCTGTGTTGGCTTCTGAACAGCGCGTTTTGCTTGTGCAGAGCGTGTACCAACAGTAGCAGCATACCCTGAAGCAACTTTTTCAGTGACGGGTACGATTACCTTACCTTCACTATCAATAGTGTCTCCACGTGCATTAACTTTCATGTTGCCAACAGCGCGAGCCTTTTCATTTTTAGCTGCTAATGCTGTCATGTCTAATGTTCTACCTTGTGCTGTTCGATATTTACCTGTCATAAAAAACTCCTATTTTAGAAACTCCTCAATAGGGAGATCATAATATAGACTATTTATTTTGTGAATACCTATCAAAAATAATACAAAACTTGCTACACTACTACCTCTACCCACACCCCAAACTATATTATTTTCTCGCATAGTATCGACCAAATATTTAAGATATTGCAATAACGAAAACATATTACGCTCTTGAAATAATAGTAACTCATGTCCTGCACGGTGTAATTCGCTATCGGATTTACACTGTTCTAATACCCATTTAGCGATATCCATATTTTTATATTCGTCCGGCATAAGCCAATTTGATTGTTTTTGCTCATCAAATTTATCTATAGAAATATCCGGGTCATTGTATTTTTGTAGATTTGGAAAATTATCTAAATTTAAAGTATTTGTAATTTCAGTGGCTGTCAAAACATTACGTAACTTAAGTTCAGGATTTTCCAGATAAAGGTCGCAGAGTTCGCCTTCACTATAAATGAATTGTCCATACTTATCTATTAGCATCTATTAATTATAACAGATATATTACTATTGTCAATTTTTCCAAATAAGGCCTGTCTTATTCCAATCTTCAATATCATTAAACTGTACAATCTTTTTATTTTTGGTTTTACGTAATTTGGACTGATAATTTAAGTTGGGATCATTATACCAGTCATCTTCATTAAACTCTTCTGCTTCTTCAACTACATTATGAAAACGTATATCTGCACTAAGTTTACTACTAAGTTTGATTTCATCAATGTTGACTCGTCCTTCTGTTATAGCATTAAATTTGCGTAATAATATTAAACTAATAATTTGATCATAGGGATCTGTGGGCAGTGTTAGGATATTCATACCTGTTTTTTCGTATAATGCTATTTGCTTTTTGTCATTTTTATTAATAAAAATACTATGCTCAACATAATTCTGTATAAAATAAAATATTCTTTCAACTGCTGTAAGTTGCTCTTCCTCTTTTTCGGTTAGTATATCTATATAAAGCGTCATATGATATAGATTCATCATATGTGCCTTTTCAAAATAAACTGCACTTAAAAAAGTAAAATCTTTTTCAATTCTAGCATTCATTTTTTGTCAACTTTAATTTGCATGTTGACCTTTTGCTTATCAATTAAGTCATTCATTTTTTTATTATATGCAGTACGATAACTATCTATAGCCATATTAATTTGATTAATCATTGGCCTATTACCCATACGATATGCAAAATTTAGTTTATTTGTCAATTCACTTAATTTTGTTTGCAAATCTTCTAATGATTTATCATTCAAATCTTGAATAAACGGATGTTCCATAAATTAGAACGGCTGTAGCGGTACTCTCGTAAAAATATCTTTGCCTTCATAGATTGTATAATCTATATCAACGTTGCCCGAACTTACAGTTGTTAATGTATTTACCTCTGCGCCCGCTATACCATTAAATCTATTTTGGCTTATTGTTATATTAGAACCAGTAACTGATCTAACATAGTATGCTTCATTAATAGTTACATTGCCAGTATTTCCTGTACTCTCTCCGGTAAAAACGATTGGCATATTTGCAACTAAATTTGCTGTAGATCCACTTACGGTTATAATGTTTGGAGCAGTTATACTTGTAATACTACGGTCAAATACATTTGCTGAAAAATCATCTTTAGCAACATATAGATAAGTTACTGGGTTTACTTTCATGTTACCACTGCTGCCTGCTAAATCTACATTACCAGAAATATTAGCATTTGCTGATACTGTAAAGTGCGTAGTGTTAGCAATATTACCTACATAGTAAGTTGTACCAACCGTTACATTGGCTTCAAAGCTTGTGCCAGTAAACACTACAGGCATACCACTGTATAATGTAATAGTATTTGCAGTTACAAAGAAGTCTGAGGCTGTGCTTGATGTTGCATAAAGTTGTGTGACTTCTGGACTTACACAGACTGTACCTTCCATATCACCATACTGACCAGTGCTTGGTGGTGTACGTTGTACAATTTGTGTGCTTTGATATGGTCTGTTTACTGGAGTGATGTAAATCGAGTTGCCGCAATCAGTTGAATAACAATCTAATACTAATTCAGTACAATTATGTGGAAATGTTAATGTTGCTAAATTACCAACATTAGCATAGTTGTTTAATAATGTAGTACCATAGTCATCGTTTGAAAAAATAACTTCGCTGGGAAACTGTAGATTATAGTTTGCTGCGGTGTTACTAGTACTAATCATTAATGTAACTTTGCTTAGTGTACCAGTTGGTGCCCAATTACCAAATGATAGTAATACGTTTCCACCTAATGTGCCGTAATGTACATCAGCAATACCCAAATCAACAAGTATGCCGCCTGTAATAGATCCGCCAAGATTATACATAGTGCTGCGAAAGCCTAGTACGCTAGCATTAGCAATCAATACGTTAGCCATGTTGTTATCAATAGCAGCACTGCCTATAGCATTTTTAACTACAACACTTGTTTCTAAATCTGTAATCTCCGCAGATGCTATGTCTAGATTTTGTTTGATATTAGTGAAATTATTACGAAATCCTTGGCTATTATTATTAATGCCAGGTATTGGATAATTTACATCTAGACCATTTGTGTTAATTGTACTCATAGTGTGTATTTAGTATTTTATAATCCTGGGCTTTTTTATGCTTTTGGATATGCTGTTTTATTAGGCAATATTGTCTTTCTAGGAAACAACACTTGAAAATCTTGACTATCAATAGGATTGGGTTGTGGAACAGCACTTGGGAGGTTTATAAATGCTCCAGGGTTAAATGTTGTATCATAGTCATATGTAAGTGATTTATTCACTGTGAATCTATCTAATTGGAAATCAATGAGATTAAGCGATATTTTATTACCTATCTCATCTCGCCAGTTATTATTAATATTATATGCTATTTGTTCAGCATAACTTTTAAAATTATTTCTTATCCAACCGTTTTCAGTTTTTTGTTCTTCAAATTGTTTATAAGTTAACGAATCGTTATTAACTATTATTTTTGCTTCGCAATATGCTATGACCCATGCTTTTGTAAACCCTAATGTGCTGCCATTTAATTGTTGACTTGACATCCATAGTGGTAGAAGAGCAGCACTACTGTCAACGCCTAGTACATCTTCAACTTGCTTACGCATATTTTCTAAACTATTTGGATATAATAATCTAGCATAGCCTGGGGATAAGCTTGTATAGAAAGTTGGCTGTCCTTGATTAGTTTTAAATTTTATATCATCTTGTGTTGATAACCAAAATATTTTATCTTGTGCAAGTATATTGAGTTGAAATGGATAAATGTAACTAGTATAGATATCTGTAATACTAGTGTACCATGGTCCTAAATTTAAATCTATCCAAAAGGGCCAATTAATTTCTTTACTTACGCTAATTCCTTGGGGGTTCACTAAGTTGTCTACAATTTCGCTATAAACAACTTCGTAAATAATTTCATTCTTTTCATTTCTTGCGATAGCAGTTTTAAGTGGACCTAAGGTAATATTTCTAAAATAATGCTGTATATTCACGCTGGCTATATATTCTGGCAAACTACTAGCTTTAATACCATAGGCATGTACATATGTAACATTTTTTGCTTTTCCAAAATTACTATCATTAATACGATATAAATAATTGTTTGGTATTAGAGTTGTATTATCTAATAAACTGTAAATAAGTTCTCTATCAGCAATACTTGGCGTGCATTTCATATATAATGATTCGGTCGGCTCAATAAATTTTTGAACCACATTTATTGTAAAGGTTTTTTCTTTTTGTATGTTTAATTTAAAATCTTCGCTATATGCATTTACAGTAAATGTATATGGAATAGATATATCTTTTGATTTATAATCATCTGTAGTTTCATATGCTACGTTTCCAACTATATCCCCATTAGATAATAAAGATAAATTTTTAGGGAGTGTGTTTGCATCAGTAGTCAATTCATATAGTAATGGTACACTACTGTTTTCAGCCTGTACACGAAATACACTTGTAGTGCCATTAAATATATTACCAAGATTATTTGGAGTGATCCATGTTATGGTATTACTAATATCATTAGTTACTAATATGCTAAAGTTATAGGCAGGACTAATAATACTTGGATTATTTGCTTTTCTTACTCTAACAGAAAAATTATATTTGTAAATAGTAGTAATAGGTACGTTTATATTGCCACGTATCCAACCTGTGCTACTATCTCCAATTAATTGTGTATCTAGTTCGGTATTATCATCTGTTGGAAAACTAAACAAATATTCTATGGTATCACTATCAAAATCATACCCTAGTATTTTAAATGTAAAATAATTATTAGCAAAATACTTTCCAATTGGTGCATTAGTAGTTAAGGGAAATGTATCGCCAGTTATAATACTGCCTTCTGGTAAGACATAGAATCCATAATTTGAAACATCTTGGTCTATATTATATGTTTTTGGTCTTGTATTATAGATAATGGGAGTTCTAATATTTCCTACGCCCGTAACTAAATTTTGATTTAATACCTGTATACTAAAACTTCTTAAAATATTTCCTAATTCGCTATCTATTCTTAGAGTAAAATTAAATATTTTATTTATTGGAGTAACTTGTGTATTGTCAGGCAATGTTGCATCCATAATGCCTGTGTCGCTTGAAATTATAAATTCTGGCCCACCCAGTGCTGTACTAATAGTAAATTCTGAGTTGCTAACAATTTTTTTAATAAAATATGTAGTACCAGTAATATTTAAAGGATCAAATGTAGCAACACCACCAAACACTACTCCAGAAAATCTTATTGGTCTACCTATCTTAAATCCTATAGTAGATAATGCTGTCAGTGTATTTTTTCCATATGTAGTTTTTGTAATAGCAGTATTAATTTGTTCGTAAATCTCTGTTATTACTGGTGCTTCGGCATAGCCGCGTATTAGCCCTGCCTCGTTTATTTCTAATCCTGGTGGTAATGATCCGCTTGCTATCGCTATACTAGCGGCATACAAATTTTCTGCTGGATTAACAAATTCTATTTGATTTGTATACCAAGTGCTATCAAGTGTTGCTTGTAATGCCCCGGCAGGAGTTTCAAAATAAGGAACTAAACTTCCAGAAATAGTCATGCTAAATGTTCTATCACTAATAAAAGAGTTATTGTCTGTGCAACGAATTACAAAAATATAAGTTTCACTTTCAACATCTTCTGACGGCGTCCCTTGTAATATTGCACTATTATTTTGTTTGTCATTTACTAAACTTAAACCTAAAGGCAGTTTGCCTGAAATTATTTTGTATGTAAGTCTAGCAGTGGGATATGTTAGAAATGCAGTACCAGTTCCTGTTGCTGCTCCGGTAGCAATAAACTTTGTACCTATATTATTATTTGGGGCTCCTACAGTGGTAAAGTTTGTTTCTGTTAGAGGATTAACGCCAGCATTGGTACTTAATATTTCATAAGTATCTCCTGCTGTTAAATTAGTAGCTGATACAGCAGGACTACGGGCTTTAATTAGAATTCCAGGTATATTAATATCATTTGGAAAAGTTCCTAAATTCCATGTAACATTATTATAGATGCTTGTATCAGTTACTTGTCTGCCATTTAATTCATAAAAACTAGGTGTTATCCAAACAGGGTTAGGATTTTTAATAGTAATGAAAAAATCTCTTAATGATGTATTTCCTAAATCGTCATATGCTTGTATTGTAAAACCATATACAGTATCAGCGTTTACAAATTGTGCTGTGCCACTAATTACTCCTAGCACTGACAATACTAAACCAGGAGGTAAATTTTCTGAGTATATTTTATAGAAAATGGTAGTTGCAGGATAAACAGGAGTAGCAGACAAAGTAATAGGTATTATTAATTTTTGACTTACTATAGTACCTAAATTTCCTGCAGGTGTTACCCAAATTGGATCTGACATTTTATATTACCAACTTGTTGTACCTGAGAACTTAGCCCAGGTATTTGCGTCTACACAAATATATAAGTTTCCACCGATATCATATGCAGCCTCTCCAGCAGTTCCTGGATCAGTATTTGCTGTTGGCGCTGTTGCCCATATTATGCCAGCAGCACCGGTGGCTCCGACGTTACCTTCAGGCCCAGTTGCTCCCGCACTTCCAGTGGCTCCTGCTGCCCCTGTAGCACCTGCAGCACCTGCTGCACCAGTTGCTCCCGCACTTCCAGTGGCTCCTGCTGCCCCTGTCGCCCCTGCTGGACCAGTAGCACCTGTAACATTAGCAAGAATTGATACACCGTTAGCGTAATTATAAACGTTTGCAAAAACACGATTTGCTGTAACATTACCATTAGCATAATTTAAATTAGTAATAATATTGCCATTGGCATCAACAACATCGATAGGTGGAATGCCTACTGTGATACCGCCTAGTGAATTAAATGGTTCAGCTGCCATATGAATTATCCTTTATAAGAATATTTATCACAAAAAAGAAAGGGCGCACTAGGCGCCCAATCTTTTGAACAACACTTCCAACTATTATTGGAATGTTAGGTTCTGTACAGCGATCTCGCCTACATAGTCAGCTGCGTTACCGAAGCTGCTTGCAGTGTTAGTCAACTCTACATAACCATAACGTGTCATAAATGACACGACTGGTTCGAAAGTTGATGGATCAAGTACAACACCGCTTGACATCAATGGGATGTATGGGCAGTAGAATGCTGCTGCGTCAGTCTCACTTGAGCCCTTATAACCAACCAATACTGGTTGAGAATCGTTAGCATATGAGTTGACGAATACACGCATTGCACCGTTCAATGTACCAACAAACTTAGTGTTAGTTGGTGCTTCGAAAGTGCCTTCAGTTGTACGTGCGAATGCTGAAGTTGTTGCTGACTGTAGAACAGTCAAAGCTGCTGAAGATACAACTGCAAAGTTACCTGCACCGCGACGAGTGCGCTGTGCAATCAAGTTTGCAACGCGGTTGATTAGAACTGCTAGTGCAGCGTGTTCGTCACCAACATAAGTTGCTGTGCCTGATACTGTTGCTTGGTTGTATGTAAATTCTGTTGCTGCTAGAGTGCTTAGTGACAACAAAATTTCTTGGTCGATTTCAGCAGTGATTTCCTGTGCTAGAGCAGCCATAATTTCTGCTTCTACGTCGATACCATGCTGTGACTGTGCATCTTGAGCGGCTTCGAATGTCCAGCGAGCTTGTAGCTTGCGTGACTTTGCTTCAACAGCCTGTCTTAAGATTTGTACAGAAATTAACTTACCGCCGTTACCTTCTAATGCTGCTGTATCATTGCCTGTGTAGCTTGATGATGAAGCAGTATTTTGTGGTGTACGTGAATATGCCTGAGCAATTTTGAATGGGCTCAATGCTTCTTCACCAGCAGTTACGCTTGTTGCGGCTGCTGAAGTGTCAGTTAATGACTGTGCGTAACGAACACGTAATGTATGAATCTGACCCACTGGACCAGTCATTGGCTGAACGCCTACTAATTCGTTAGCGATAACAGTTGGCATAACACGACGAATTACTGGAAGAATAACGCGATTTAGTGTTGCGATATTACCAGCAGTTGTAGTGCCTGCAGAAGATTCTGCTAGCAACTGCTTGCGAGTGTTTTCTAGAATAACACCCATTGTTGAACGACGAGTTCCCTTTAGACCTTCTAACAGGGCATCTTTAGTCTCGTCCCAACGGCTTTCTAAGAGTACTTTAGACATTATATTATCTCCTAATTGTCTTTATATTAAAGCCCTGCCAGACGCTTGAAATCAATCAAGTTACTTTCGGCAACTGGATCTTCTTCAACTTTCTTATTGGCAGTTTGTTTATCACCTGTAACTTCTTTTACAACACTTTCAGTTATAGTAGTTTTAGCGCCTACTTTTTCACTTCCAGTGTTAAGTACTGATGGTAAATATTTGTCGAAAGCGACCTTCAATTTTGGTGTTTGGACGCCTTCAAGTAAAGTTTTCATTACTGAAGCCTTCTCATCGTTTAATGGCGATAGCAATTCTGCCATAGCCTTTTCGCGCTGAGTTGATTCTTTAATAATGCGAACTTCACGATCCTTTGATTCTACTAGCTTTTGGGCTTCATCAACCTTTGCTGTAGCTTGTGCTAGTTCTTGTTCCTTAGCAGCAAGTTCTGCCTTTATCTTGCGAGTTTCAGCCTTATCATTTAGATAAGTTACACTGTATTCGCTAGCATAGGCTTCGAACAACTTGCGACCAAAGTTATTTTCTCTAGCAACTTTGATATCTTCTTTAAGCTGTGATAGTTCAGTCTTAAGATGTTTAGCAACAGCAGTGCCAACTTTTGATGCACTTTCAGCAATAAATTTTGCTTTGAGTGCTTCTAATTGTTCGCGACCTTCTGCTACTAACTTAACACGTGCTTCAACAACTGCTTGTTTGTCTGTGCTAAATTCCTTGATTTCACGCGCTAAGGCATGAACAATGAACTTTTCAAGTTTTTGTTGATTTTCCGTTTGAACTTTACGATCATTACGTAGTTCACGAATTTCTTCAGCAAGTTTAGTGACCATAAAGTCATTAAACTTTTCTGCGTGTTCTTGCATCTTTAGTTGACCCTTGACTCGATCTTCACTTATAATCTTCTTTTCTTCGTGGAACTCACGAATTTCTTCTGATAGACTTTCAGTTACCATCTTGTCTAGAGCCTCAACCATCACGCTTCTGTCATGCTCATACTTTTGTGCATACTCCTCACGTAGTTCTGCACGTACTTGTTCTTTGGCTTCAACTAACTTTGCTTCCCAAGCCTCATTTAAAGTCTTGGAAACGTCTTCATTAATGAGACCACTGTCAAGTAATGGTTTGATAGCATCTAACATGCTGCGTTCCCCTATTATGTAATTTTCAACTCTTTGATGAGGCGTTTAACTTCCTCAGCCAAATAGTTTTGTACCTTCTTGTCGCCCCTTGTTTCCCTAGCGATTTCTAAAACTTTATGACCATACTTCATATTATGAAGGCTTTCATAAATTGCTTTAGGATATGCGTTAGGTGCGCTTGGCTGTGCGACAATATCAACAGTGATTATTTCAAAATCACTTACCTTACCGTTCAAGTCACTTACATTACCTGATCCGCGACTTGAAACGCCTAGTTTAACACCACTCTCCAACATAGTCTTTACAAGTTGACCCATTGGAGTTGGTAAAATCTTTAGTTTGCCGTAGCCGTTTGGCCCATCCATCCACATGCTTGTAATCATGTGACTTACACGATCTAAATTAATTTTTAGATCATCTGGGTGATCGACTTCGCCTAATACTGAGTAACCTTCTGTAATCTGCTTGTTTAACGTTTCAACGGCAGTCTCAATTTCAGCAACGGGATAAACACGCTCATTTGCGTTCTTTACCCCGCCCTGAATAAAGATGCCCTTCATATAGAGGGTCTTTAGGTCGCTGCCCTGTTCACTAACAGATTCAACGACCATGTTTGCTCTATCAAACGTTAAGTGTTCCTTGAGATACAAAGCCATGTTTACAAGTTACCCTTAATTAGCCTTTGGCCACTGGGCTCTTGCCACCAGCTGAGCCATCTTTCGTGACTGGCTTAGGTGCTGACTCACCCTTTTCTTTGAAATTGTCCTGGCCTGGGACATTCTTAAACTTACCTGCGCCTGGAAGACTGCCTTCTTTCTTGCTGTATTCATTTGATGGAGCCTTTGGACCAGTTGGGACCACTTCTGCATCGCCTGAGAACTTGACTGGTTTCACACCTGCTGCTTCAACCTTAGGTTTAGTTAATGCTGGGCTCTTAGTGTTTGCACCATTGTCCCCGTGAGTTACACTTACTTTCTTGAGTGTTACTGCTTCTTCTAGATGTTCCTCTGATTCTTCCATTGCTTCATCTTCTTCATCTTCATCTTCCATCATTTCTTCAGACATATCTGCTTCTTCTTCCATTTCTTCGCCTGCACCACTAAGTTCTTTTTCGAACTTAGCAATTAGTTCGTCAATTTCGTTTTCAGCGTCAACGATACGATCTTCTAGGTCATCTACTTTATCTTCGATGTCCATATCTTCATCGCCGTCTTTTTCCATGTCTTTTGTTAGTTCGTCGCCGGCTTCTTCTGCATCGTGATCTAGTTCTTCTACATCTGAATCATCTTCTGCCATAGTTTCATCGGCTTCGATTTCATCCATCATGGATCCAACCATGTCACCTTCTGACATGTCTTTTTCTTCTTCTGCCATGATATTTTCATAAATTTCGCGTGACTTTTCTACTACGATTTCGTGGAATAACTCGCGAGCTTTTTCTTCATTCTCATTGATAATTAGGTCAATGAGTTCTTCATACTTTTTGTTTTCCATTTGAAATTCTCCTTGTAAGAAATGGCTTTGTAGATTTATTTATTGAGTATCAATAAAAAGTGTTCAATAAGTGCGATTTTTTTGCGTTTTTAAGGATTTTAGAGAAAATTATGGAGTTGGGGCCTGAGGCGATGCTCCATACTGTTTACGTATTTGCTCTAAACTTAGTTTTTTTTCATAGTTACGTACATCCAACATTTTACGTAAATGTCGTAATTGTTTAAGAGTAAGTTTGGATTTACGTGTAGTTTCCCACTTTGGTTTACTGTTATCATTCTTTACGTCCTGATACCCAGTAAGAGGGGGATCAAACATTTCAAATAGTTTCATAAAATTATTTATCTTAAGTTACAGGACTAGCGGGAGTTGCTGGCGCTTCTGGGGCTGCTGGGGCGCCCCCTGCTGGTGCTGTCGAGACTGGCCCAGCAATATTTTCTGGGCCCAATGCTGCATTGGCTTCTGGAGCTGCTTGTAATTCATCTGCTGAGTCCTGATCACTGGAAATGTCACTAATAGATAATCCAACGCTACGCAAATCTTTACCAACAGGTTTATCTAATTTTTCATCAGTATTTTCTTGACGCCATAATTTATCATTCTTGGCCATTTCTTCCTCAGTTAAGCCTAAAAATCTTTCTAGTGCAAAACGTTTGCTAACATAGGGAAATTGTTGTATCGTATTGAAATTATTAGCGCGAACTGTATCCAGTTCGCCCTGACGATAACTAGCAAAATTTTGTGGAGGATTAAATTGTAATTTAAATAATCCTGCGTCAATACTAAATCCTCTCCAACGTAAGAATAATTTAAATTCTTCGTCGAATCTAGTTGCCATATAACTTTGCAAACGTTCACAATATTGATTAAAACGAAATTCTTGAATTAGTGCAGTACCAACTTTACCATCAGTCATAATACGCTCACTGTCATCTGGACCAGTTGGCAAGTATGAACTTGGTACACGCAGACCACGTGCTAATCTATTATTGAAATAACGTAGATCGTCAATCTCACCTAAATTTTGTCCGCCCTGCATAACTTCTACACTTGATCCGCGACCATCTGCGGTGACTGGAAAGAAGTAATCCTCATTCATTGAAAGTGGGTTATATGTAGCATCTACAATTGATTGTCCGCCATACACGCTGGGAATTCTACGCTGGTGTATTTCGTTTTTAATGCGCTCTACAAATGCCATAGCCATATGACTTGGCATGTTACCTACGTCAATCTTAAATAATCTGCGTTCTGGAGCACGTTGGACACGATAGATTAATACTGCATCTTCAAGTAATTCTTTTTGTTTGTAAACTTTAAATATATTTTCTAATATACTTTGACCGAATGGCCAAAATCTATCAAGTCCTTCAGTAAGACTAAAATGCACTACATGTTTTGAATCAATAGCACTTTCGCTTTGACCCAATGTAAAACGACTGCCTGTGGTATTATATGGCATTGCAGGTACAGTGTAAGGTGTATTAGTTCCGCCACCTGTTCCGCCTAATCCTGTTGCAGGATTAGCAGCAAAATCTGTATTTGTTTTTTGTGCTACGCTTAAATTTTGTAGATTAATATTTAAATCTTTTAATACATATTGCTCGGGCAGTTTGCCTTCGCTTTCATTCACAATAACTTTGATAACTTTTACCATATCCACCCAAAACAATTTAAATGTTTCTGGGTCTCGCACAAAAACTTGATCGCCATACTTAATTGTATTACGAAATATTTTAAATATTCTATGGTTAAGTTCGTTTAAATTAGTCCATTGCTGTAGTTGAGTTTTTAATATTTCAACTTCGTGTGGCGTAGGATCATCTAAGAATTTAAATGCAAATGGTGTTCCATTTTGTTCATTTGTTTGTGTGCTGAATTCTGATATAATGTCTAAACAAGCATTTATTTCAGCGTCAACATCCATCATTTCATATTGATTGTAACGTTCAATACGATTAGGATGTCCAGTGTAGACTTCAGGAAGTCTACTCATGTAGTTACGGAAACTCCAATCTAAATTGCTATTTTGCGTAGTATTATTAACGCTATTGTTCCAGGCACCAGTGTTACTATTAAGACCGCTAATGGGACTACTAATACCCGATTTATTTAAAAAACGTTTGGTTAATGGCATTGATATATCTCAAAGACTATTTATATTATGACCTTGATGCACGTAGTATTTTTTCTTGTGTACTTTGTTGATTTTGTAGTATATCGATTACCCTTTCCAATCTTAAAATATACTCTCCGGTAGATTTAACTGTTTGATCGGAAACATGTCTCATCGCTGTTTCTACTTTTTCTGCTATTTGTTGGTTAATACTTTCAGCATTTGTTAAATTACTTTCCTTTGTTTCTTCCATTTTACTTATTTTATCTAAAATAGTATTTGAAATAGATATTTGTTTAATTGAATCATTTTTGGTAATTCCTAATGATCCTTCATAAGATGGATTACCCATGGACATTTGACCTAATTGAGCAAGTACACTATTTTTTGCTAATGGCACAACAGCTTCAAGACCGTGCATTTCTACATCATATCCAGACTTAGGTCCTTGTACAATACCGCCTTCTGCCAACTGTGCGTGTATATGTCCACCTGTTGATTTTTCAGTTCTATTATTGTATTCATCTATTGCGTGGCTAAAGCCCATTGACTTTAGTTGTGCAACAATGTCTCTACCTTCTTTTACACTTGGCGTGCTAGTTAGTGTAAAATCTACTGCTCTGCCTTTTGTATGTTGACTATTAGGACTGTTCTGTTGATGATATTGATCATTGAATGATGAAAAATATTTAAAGTCAGGAATAGTATTTTGTATTTGTTGTGATAAATCTATTAACCTACTATCTACTCTTGCCCCGGGAGCCTGAACATCTCCTTGTTTTAGTTTAAGTCCTTCTGCTATAAGATCGCCGCGATCTACTCCACTTGATGTGCTTGCTCCTGCTCCACCACTTAGTGGAGTTTTGCCGCTTACTAGGTCTGCTAGTATCTGAAGTCTTTCGTCAGTTACCTTACTAAATGCTGCGGCATGTTCTCTAGTGATTTGAAGTTTTCTTCTTTGTTCTTCTAAATCATCTCTACTTTTAACATATTCTTTTTCTAATGCATTTAAAGCTTGAGTGCGGGCACTTACGGATTTTTTTGTTGATGAAATTTTATTTTCTAATTCTGCTAATGATTCCTTAGCAGCCTTATCTTCAATATACTTTTCTTTAGCCATTATTGGGCCAAATTCACTAAACCCAACTACTACATCGCGCTCCCTTGTAAATCTATCGCGCATTTCTTTGGCTTCTTTTTCAAGTCTTTTTAATTCTGCTTCGTCATTTTTATTCCATGCATCCCATAATTTTTGACGTTTTGAGACATAGTCTTTTGCCATTTCAACTTGGCGTTCATCAAATCCTGCTTCTATTTGTTCTACTGTTTTTGATGGCCCAGTAGTTTCTTCTCCAGGTCGCGCTTCGGCACCCGGTACGGCACCAGACTGTGTGGTAACTGTGGTATTTTGTCTAGTTGCTTCTGTATTTGCTTCAATTGCTAATTTTAAGAAATCTTCATTGCGTGTTCTTTGGTCTGTTAATGTTTGTGATGCAATCGTTGCTGCTTCTGTTGCTTCTTTTGCTTTTTCTGTGATTTCATTGCTATCACTAAAGAATGATTTAATACCATCATAGTTTTCAATAACGCCCATTAACCCGCCGGCTACTGCTCCTAATCCTGTACCTATAGGACCAAAGACAGAACCCATCAGAGCAAATTGTGCCGCCGAACCTATTATTCCACCTGCCGCACTTAATCCTTGCGCGCCCTTTGCATCAACAACGTTTAGGCTTTGTAACATTCCTGCGCCTTGTTGTAGGGCATAACCACCTACCATAGCAGCAGCGCCGTGACCTCCTACCGTAGCCATATGGCCCATACGATCTCTAACACCTGCGCCGCTAGTAGGAATAATTCCAGTAGTATTTTCGTCGCCTAATACTAATCTTCCGAATCTACCTCGTTGTGGTCCACCTGCTTGAGGTCCAGTAGGAGCAACTATGCCTCCTGTGCCCGGTAATGGCATACCTGTGCCAACGCCGCCTGCCCCTAAAATTCTACCACGAGCCTGTGCCTCTGACATGCCTTGGGCTCGCATTTTTCTATATTGTTTTTGCTGAGCCTTAGTCATGCCTGTAGAACCTATAGGCATCATAGCGCCGCCACCTACACAGTTACATATTTCTTGTAGGTTAATAACTCTTACCAACATAGCATTTGCTGGTGTTTGACCTAACTGACCTTGACCTGGACCAGTTAAACGACCAAATCTATCTTTGGTATTACTAAATGGGTTTCTACGTGCTTGCGCACTAGTCATAATACCCATAGCATATGTTGCAGCAAAGGCTGCTGCTGCTAGAACCTTAAAGGAGTCAATAGCATCTTCCATACCAACGGCTAATGGGTTAAAGCGGTCTATTACACGATCTAGGCCTTGCTGGAACTTTCTTTCCATTGCTTCCATGTTAGCAACGCCTTCCATTAAGGCGTCCCTAGTAGCCTGCTGTGCATCTACACCTTTTTTACCTGCCTCTAATGCTGCTTGCGCATTTTTTCTTTGACCAGTGACACCTTGCTCTGATGCCATAGTCATTCGTTCAGTGCTTACTCCTATAGTTTTTGCTAATTCAATACCGGCTGGACCTAATTCAGCAATGCCGGTACCAAAACGTTGCATAGTCTTGTCAATTGAAGCAGTGTTTTCATTCATTATATTTGCAGTTACAACAGTGCCTTCTACGCCTGCTTCTAAATCTCTACCTGCTTTTAATACATCTAGACCGCTTACTTGCAATCGCGCAGTGTATTCAGTCATTACCTTACCGCCGCTGGCAAATGATTGTAGATAGGCTATCTGCGCTTCTTTATCAAATCTTGAAATGCCTTTTATAGCAGTTTGTATATTTTCAACTTGTTGACGTATTCTTTTTTCAGTATCAAAGTCTCCGGCTCTATTTGCGTCTGATGCTTGTTTTTCAAGCATCATAATTTTCATTTTAATATTTTCATTTGCTGCTGCTAAGTCAAGTGCTGCTTGCTGTTGTTTAATATCGGCTCCAGTTAAATCAGCCAATATAACTAAATTCTTCATGTAGGCTTCAGATGATTTTCTTAGATCAGCAACAGGGCGATTTAAGTTTATACCTAATGCGTTGGCTTGTTGTAAATATTTGCCGGTGTATTCAAAAACTTCTTCAAATGTAAATCCTAATTTTCTAAATCCAGTCATGTTTTTGGTGACGATATCACCAAATTTCTGCATACCAGTACCTACACTATCACCGACATTTATAAATGCAGCGCCCGCAGTCTTAGCAGCCTTACCAACAGCCTGCATTTGGAATGTACTACCACCTGCGGCTTCTGTCACACCTCTTAATGCTTGTGCTGTAAAATGTGCTTGTGCACCTATATCAGCAATCTCATCAAATCCTCTACTAATTCTATCAGTCTGAGCAAAGACTTGTTCGATCATAATTGCTGAGGCTTTAGCAGCAGCACCTATACTTTTTCCAAAGACACCCATATCAGAGGTTAGTTGTCCTACAGTATCAGCCAAGCCTTGGAATAAATTGCCGTATTTGCTGAAACCTTTTTCTGCTGAACTAATGGCGCTAACAAAACTCATGGTTGCCTTGCCGGCACCCTCGAATGCAACATTCATAGCCTTGCCAAACTTTGAAGTATCGGCTGTTAGTTTAGATTGGATCTTCGACTGTTCAATAATATAAGCTCTAACGCTTTCTGGGTCGTTTACGTCATATTTTTCTGCCATTTATATGCTCACTAAATACATTACTATTTAGTGCCAAAATTACACTATTATTGAGGTTAATCCATTTATGAATACTAATCCTTTAAAACAGTATTTTCGTCGCCCTAGCGTTTATTTAAAACTTCCTAGCGGGGGTCAAGGATATCCAGAAGGTTCTATCACACTTAGTGATTCAGGTGAACTTCCTGTCTATCCAATGACCGCTATAGATGAAATTACTAGTAAAACTCCAGACGCACTGTTTAATGGTACTGCTGTTGTTGAAATTATTAAAAGTTGTGTACCAGATATTAAAGATCCATGGGTAATAAAGAATATTGATATTGATAGTATCTTAATTTCTATACGTGCTGCTTCAGGAGCAGGAAGTATAGATGTGAACACTAAATGCCCAAAGTGTTCAAATGAAGCCATGTATGGTGTTAATTTAGTGAGCGCACTTAATACTATGAAAAGTGGCGATTATAATAAAGAACTATCAATAAATGATTTAAAAATTAAGTTTAAACCGTTAGATTATCGTGAATTAAATCGATCTAGTTTAGAACAAATGGAGATACAAAAACTTTTTACATCAATTGAAGGCACTGAAGATATAGCACAAAAGAATAAGTTAACAGAACAAGCATTACGTGGCCTTACTGATTTAACTATGGAACTAGTTTCTAAAGCAATAGATTATATAAAAACTCCAGAAACCATAGTGTCTCAGCCTGAATATATTTTAGAATTTTTAAAGAATGTAGATATGAAAGATTATGTAACTATACGTGATTATAATGCTAGCCTTCGCTCACAGGCATCTTTAAAACCACTCGATATAAAGTGTACGGAGTGTGGGAACGAGTTTGAACAACCGTTTACACTAAACATGTCTGATTTTTTCGGCTAAGGCTTCTTTATCTCGCTCCTGACGAAATTAAGAAGCTCATAGATCAATACGAAAAAGACGTTAATACAATTAAAAAAAATGCTCTATCAATAGCATGGTATATGCGTGGTGGTATTTCCTATACAGATGTTTTAAACTTAAGTCAAGAGGAATATGACATGTGTAATAAATTAATTGAGCAAAATCTTGAAACAACCAAAAAGAGTAATTTACCATTCTTTTAAAGTTGTCCTACGGACAACTACTTCGTTCGCTATCGCTCACTCAGTTTCTTTTAAATTATTCTTGGATTTATATATTTTGCCGCTTTGAAGCCATGGTAGTGCTATTACAGCACTACCAAAGATTGAACTTGCCTGCCCATCATCCATGTCGTTTGTTCCCATAATACTATCCTGTTTTGATGTATTATGCTACCGGTTATACTGTAAAGTTTATGGACTGTAGTTGTAGACTCATCATCTACTATAACGCATGTTACATATCCGCAAAACGAAATAAGATATGTACTCATTGAGGGTTCGCAAACCTTTCGATTGCCCTCTCGGTATACGATACTATAAAAGTATCTTTACTCCAGATCCGCAGGCTACTGGCTTCCCAGGCTTGCTCAAGGAGGATAGTTAAACTATCAATTAAGTTTTGTGCTAACTAAAGTATTGGTATTTGTATCAAGTGTTATAGTATTCGACTTGGTGTCTATAGAGATATTAGAGTATTTTTTAACGAAATCTTTATTCAATTTAAAAAAGTGATCAAAATCAATTATTAACCAATCACCCAATTTATTACTAGTATAATACATAAATTGATCAGTGACCCAAGTGTATTTGCTTTGTACGCATACAAAACGTCCCTTGCGGTTAAATTTCATAAACAGTATATTAAAATCATCAGATTCAGCTACAGCCATCATTTGTTCTAACCAACCATCTAATACTTTACAGTCGCCCATTAGTACTAAATGAAATGGAAAATCAGCGTAACTCTTACATTCTGCATTAAATTTTGGGAAACTCTGTCCTGGAACAATGTCACCCTTAAAACTACGTATTTGGCCTTCGTGTAATATCTGTGTACGAACTTGATTTTTGCCGCCCACATATGCGCCGCTGCCCGGAGCACGTATAAAACTTTCGCGGTATAGGTTGCTTAAAAAAGCAGCAATTTCACGTTCAAAACTTGAACCCTTTTGTTTTTGTGGGCTAGGCATATTGTTAGTTATTCGTAAAATTTGTTATGAAATATTTTCTTACTTATTAATACACTTTGGTTGTGTTTGGTAATTTCCTTTACACCGTTAAGAAAATAAGTTAATTGATCTTGATTTAAATTACACAATCTTTCAATTTCTAACAGTATACAATATAGTCTCTCATTGTCATCTAAAACTGTATCATAGAACTCATTAATGTAAGGGCTAAATGTTTTGTATCCTATCTCTTTAAGTTTTTCTAGAAAATTAGGAACGCTTACTACGATAAAAGGATGTCCACACAATATAGGCTTGAAAATTTTCTCGCTTAATAATCTACCAGATTGATTATTTAAATGTGGTGCAGTACCAGTATAAAAGTTAGTTTCAGTGATTACACTAAAATATGAATCTTTATAATACTTTATTAATTTTGGTTCTAAAGCTACACGATTTGTTTTTAAATCTGTAGTATCTACATATAGTGAAGGACTGTTAATTAAAGACTCTTTATTTTTATCTAAAGAATTTTTTATAATTGCATAATGTTTACTTAATTCTATAATTTCATCCCATATGTTTGACCAATTTTTATTATCATCAGCCTCACCTAAACTTACAAAGCCCTTATCAATTAAATTAAAATCTTTTAGCAGAGCAACTAATGTTACTCTATGTGGGCGCCATCTGCGATTTAGACATAAGAATTTCTTATCATATTCTTTAGTCTGCAATATATTTACATTTTGGTTACGTATAAGTTTACTACATTTTTGTATGTCGTACTCTCCCTGACGTAACCATTCTGCTTTAATTAATTCTTTATTATAAATTTTACTTACACTGAGAATTTTATCAAATATGTCACTAGATTCACTGCATAGTATTATTTGTGATTCAGGTATATGCTGCTCAATTACTATATTGGTATAGATACTGTCTACAACATCATGGAATGATTCATAGGAGTTGTTTAGTACCAAAAATATATCTTTGTTTATTATTTTATTTAAAATTTCAAAATTAATAAATGAATTTAATTTAAATTTGTTAAGACTTTTTGCTGAATTAAATTCCAGATAATATACAGGCAATTCAGAAAAATTACGAAAGCGTAACGAAATACCTCCAAAACCCTGAACCATTTTACTAGTATGAACTTGTATTAGTTCGTCTTTGATATCATCACTATACAAATAGTAAATTTTGTCAGGATTTAGTATTGGCATTACATTGCATATTCGGCAGAAGCATTGTATGTTGTAAAGCCATTTTCTTTTACAACCTTAAGTACACTAGGAACACGCCCCGCTAATTCCTCACGATGCGAAACTAGCCATACTGATTTGTTTCTATTGCGTGACATGTCTTTGAGAATAGCCATGCTATTTTCTACGCCCATACTATCCATACCACTATCAATTAATTCGTCAATAAATAATGTGTTAATTGGACTATATAAACTTTCCCATACATCACGGAAAGCAAATGATAGACCCAGTATTAATCTATTGCGTTCACCACGACTTAGATTATCGAAATCAAGTTCGCGTCCATACTCAGTTATCTCAACAGATAGATCGTTTAAAAATATTACTTGATGAGGTAATCCGATTCTATCAAGGTAGTGTGTGAGCCTTGCATTGAGATAACTGAGATTTTGATCAATAATTTTCTTACGTACAAAACTGTCTTTGCTGGTTAATAAATCTAATAAGAACTTTTGATGGTCAAGAACTCTATTGTATGTGTTGATGTTACTAAAGTCAACGATTTGTAATGCTTGATTCTCCATCTCACTTATTTGATCAGTATATGGATTTTCATCACTTTCTTTTTCATCTATAGATTTAACAAGACTGTCAACCATACTACGATGTTGGAACGCCTCTTGCTCTGTGTCGTAATATAGTTTTGGTTGTTTACCTATAGGACCCAATGCTATTTTAGCAGATTTAAGTTCATGTAAAAATTCAGTATGTTCGGTAATTGCTTTATTACTTTCTGCTTTGGCTAATTGTTTTTCTTTTAATACAGTAGCATGTTTATCATCGTGCAAGTCTTGCCCACAAGCATAACACTTGTGTTCAGCAAGTTGTTCTAGTTCCTTTTCTACCTTCTTAAGATTTTTTTCTTCTTTGTGAATATCATCTTCAGTGCGCGAGATGTTTTTGTCGATATCAGCCATGTCTTTTTTACGCTGATTATACTCAGACAAATCTTTGTGACCTTGTAACTCAACATCAATGTCTAACTTCTTAAGTTCTTCAAGGTCATCCTTTAACCTCTTTAAATCTTCGTTGTGCTTGGCATCCCACAACTTTGACCTTCGTTTTAGGTTTTCAATTTGTTCTTGTATACGTTTGTTTGCTTCTTCAACTGCTTTGTTCTTGTATTCTTCTTCGGTTAGTTTATCTTTAGTTAATTTAATTTGTTCTTTGATAAGGTCTGCTTTTTCCGAGAGTAATGTTATGCCAAGCAACTGTTCGATAATGTTACGTTGATCATTAGCCTTCATGGCTAAAAAAGGTTCACTATAGGTATTTAGCGCAACAATATGTTTAAACATATCAGGTGTCATGTTTAACGCACGTTCAATATGCTCTTGTGTTTCTTTATTCTCACCCTGAGCATCGTTCACACATTCTTCTTCTTTGTTATCTACATAAAACTTAAGTATATTTGGCTTGCGTCCACGTTCAATCTTATAATCAACACCGTTTACAGTAAATTCAAGTGTAACCATCATGCCTTTAGCATTAGTGCGATTGATTAAATTATCTTTACGAATTTGATTGATTGGAGTACCAAACAATACATATGAAAGACCTTGGATTAGGGTAGTTTTACCAGTACCATTTCTAGCACCATCTCCCCCTAAATCAAGATTCTCACCCAGTATTAATGTTAATTCTTTGCTATCAAAGTTCACAGCCTGTGTAACTGCACCAATAGACAAAAAATTTCTTAATGTAATATTTTTTAATAGTATCATAGATTCTTATAAATCTCTAGCAATAATTTTTGGTCATAAAATTGACTTTCAATATTGCTGATTTGATCTAATATTATCTGATCAACACTTTCGAATTTCAACTCACCTGGAGCAAGATCAAGTGTGTGCTGATCAAGTTTTATGGGTATTAATCCCATCTCACGTAATTGATGCTTTGGTACAAGTGTTTCTTTAATGTAATTTGCCTCTTCATAACTAATATCAATATCAAGATGTACACGAATACTACTGCGTGGTAATAGATATCCGTCAGGATTTTCTAATACTTCACTTAATTTATAAACTCTAAATGTTGGTTGTTTAGGCCATGATTTGAATATAGGATCCTCTCCCCATTCAATTATCATCATGCCACGTGCGTCATCACCTGCATCAGCATAGTTGTGTGGGAAAGCATTGCCCATATACCATATATTTTTACGCGATTGTCTTTTGTGAAAATGTCCTGAATATACTTGTTCAAATCCAACTACATGTTCATCGCTAATTTCACCATGATCTGGCATTTCTACCATGGCATTCATATAGAAGCGTGGCAACTCAAGATGCGAAAACAAATATTTTGTTGCTTTGATCTTGGGCAGTTTCTTATATTCATCTCCTACTAACCATGGCGCGATAGTGACATCGCCTTCACTAAACCAGTCATTGATGATATGCACGTTTGGCAGATGCCTTGCCCACTCAACACTATGTATATCTCTGCGGTCACGATAATAAAGATCGTGATTGCCTGGAATAAAATAAACACTATCAAAATTGTCATTTAATTTTTCTAATGCACGTAATCCATATTGCATAGTATGGATATTAATACTGGCACGATGATGATTATAATCACCTAAGAAAAAGCATGTCTTACAACCTTCACTTTTTGCAGTTTCTATGAACCAATCAATGAAATCGGCGCAATCTTGATTATGTTCCAGACTATTTGACTTTAAACCAAAATGTATATCTGTAAAGATTGCTGCCTTCTTAAATAAGTTAGACATCTATATATTTTATCTAAGTTGTTGATTTACTTAAAGTTTTTTGGTTATTCTTCATATTGATTGAATTTTGTTCCACTCATTTGACGAGTAAAACTTGGGTTCAATCCATTCATTTCAAGAATATCATCACGAATATTTTGATTACGCTTTTCAGTATTCAATACACGGCAGAAACTATTTGTGATAGCAGCAGTGTAATAAGCGAATGGATTAGCACTCTTTGCTTCATTGAAACGTAATCCAACATATGTCAATTGAAGTATGGCACTGTTACGCATTTCATCATTGTATGTGTAACCGCGCCAGTTAAACTTCATGGCATATTTTTCGCAAAGCATGATAAACATACGTGCTAACTTATCAGTTAGTTTACCATGATCTTTACTAAACTGACCGGTCTTAACACCGCCCTTCCAATGACTTTTACCTACGCATATTGCACTATTGTTTTGATCTAACTTGTAGTGTTGGAACGGTGGAAAGTTCACCTTAACATGAACCATATCATCCACATCATCTTTGGTATAATCTTCAAGGTCAAGGTCGGCAAATAGGTTCTCTTCACTATCTTCAAATTCAAGTATATCTAATGCTGTTTTCTTTTTTACAACCTTACGTGGTTGCTTTGGACTAACTGGGATATGATCCCAAGTCATAACACGAAATACTAGATCAGTTACAGGAATATCTTTTAATTTTACTTCTTGTCCTGTTTGATTTAGTATTCTTGCTGCTCTTGCTTCTCTAGCAGCCTTAATGTTTTTGGGTCTTGATAATTGATCTAATGACTTTTCTAATGCACTTTGTGGCATATCAATGATTAGATCGTATTGATGATATTCCTGCCTAGCATAGCAGCAATATGATGTTTTGCTAGCGTGAATCTCTTTGAGAATATCTTTATTGTTTAAATAATTTACAGGTTTCTTAATTGTTATAGACATAGTTCCTCTATTAATATGTTGCGTAAATGATACATGGCCTGGCAACCTTTGTCAAGCCTAATTAACAAAAACGGTGATTTTTAGGGTGATAAATAATACACAGACATGCTATTTATACTAGCATTACAGGGTAAAAATAAT